TTAACTGCTTGTATTGCTATAAAGTTTCTATTCTCTGCTATATGATAACCCTGCGTGGCGATAACAACTTCTTTTTCATAAGGGCATTTAAGTTCTAATAAAGACTTAACTGTTTCTGGTCTAAATCCTCTATTTGATAATGATGCTATTGTTATTTTCATATTAAAATTCGTAAAATCCTTCATGAAGTATATCAAGCGTGGGGTCTACCCAAACTTTTATACCTAACTTTTGAGCTTTTAAATAAAATGCACTATCTTCTGTTACTACCCTATTTCCTTCTCCGTCTTGTTCCATTGGGAAATAAGGGCGTTTCAACTTATCAAAAACAGACATCTTAACTAATAACATACCACCACCAGTTGCTCCTACTTTAAACAATTCATCAGGTATTTTTTTAATAACGCTTTCTTCTAATTTAGCAGTCCAATCTCCATCTTCCTTTAAGTATTTAAGCATTGGTTCTCTTGGTAAGTATCGGTAGTTATACATAGCTCCAACAATATCCTTATCATAAGATAAGAGTTTTGCTAAAACGTGAGGTTTAAATACCATATCGTGGTCTACAAAAAAGACGTGAGAACAAAGACAATTCTGAGCTGTTTCAACTATCTTAGCTTTGTTTTCTGCTATGTAGCCTCCATAACGGAAGATAGGTAAAAATTCTATATCCTTATTAAGCCTTACTGTTTCAATAATAGAAAAGGCTGTTTTTGTATGTATCGTTCCTTGCGAAGCGACACCTATTGCTATCTTTAGCATATCCCTGCCCGTGTAAACGAGCAGAGTATAATAGAGATTTATTCTACATTAATATCGTAAACTAACGTTACCAAACCAGTAGGAGTATTAATTCCATAATCAACACGAGCTTCTAATCCAACAGAAGAGATTGGTCCATACGTAGTCACACCAGAGGCAGGACTTTGTAGAACAGTAATCTTTCCATAAGTTGAATTAAGAATACCAAGTTGCATTATTTTCTTAACTCCACCCATTAGATGGTATGCGGTATGAGAATTAGATACATAGTGGTCCATTCCGAAGAAATGATAACCACTCTTAATTCCATTCTTTAATGCTGTATCAGCAAGATTAAATCCATTAGCTTGAGCAAATGCTTCTAATTTCTCAAGGTCTTCATACCTCCAGACAATAAACAAGCCATTTCGGTCTGCAATAGCTTGTCCATTAGCTTCACCAATTACTCGTTTCAAACCTCTCATAATATCATCAATATTAGAGGTAGTAACTACAATTTTAGTTGTCTCACCTGAAGTAATTTTTCCACCTGTGATACCTAAGTCTGTCCAACCACCATAACCACCTAAAACTGCACTTTCAATTTCTTCATTAAGAACTGAACCCTGCCTATCAGCCATCTCCATTTGAGAAGCTAATGTGCATTGGGATAAATCAGCTCTATCAATAGCGACAGGAGCAATTTTCTGTGTATTAATTAATAGTTGGTCGTTAGTCAAAGTAAATTCAGAAAAACTGTAAGAACAACCACGTGTTCCAGTTTGAGCTGAAAATTCCGTTGACATATATGGAGCATTGATACCATAAGTATTAGAGTAATAAACCTTGCAAACTTCTTTCCAGTTTAATGGTTTGTTTAATCTTTCTTGTAGCTTAGTCTCCCATTCCATTGGATAGACACCGACATTTGACGGGTCGCCACCACTGGTCGTATATGTATTTGGGATTGCCATTTTTTTGTTTTACCAAACAAAATTATTTTCCAAACATTGATTTTTGTTCATCTTTTTCAAGACGAGCATTTAAAACTTGTGCTTTTAATTCTTGAGGAACTTCACCAAATGGTTTATTCAACCAGAAATCTACAGCAGTATTATCAGAACCAACTGAACGCTTAGAACTTGAAGGAGTAGCTTCTTTAACCTTTTTAGCTTCTCTTAGTTTTCCAAGTTTAGCTTCAAAGACCTCATCTTCTAACATCTCTTCAAGTGTGCTTTGATATTTATTTATCCAATTCTCACATAAAGCTAATTCGTCAGCTCCTTTAATATCCTTATAAGATTTAAGTAGAGCTTTATCACCAGTACTTAGAGTAATTTCATCTGATTTTTTTTCTTCTTTTTTAAGTTCTGACTTTTCAGGTTCTTTAGAAGGATTATTTTTTTTATATTCTTCAAACTCCTCTTTTATTTTCTTTCCTTTAGTTTTATTCCTTTTATTTATCCCCTGTTGTTTAAGTGCCAGTTCTTTCCAATCAGTAGTGTCTTCTTCACCCTCAGCGACTTCTGGGAGTTCCAATTCTTCTTCTTCTTGGTTTTCATTTTTTTCTTCTTCCATAATGATAAATGGTTTCATTTTGTCGGAATGATAACCTTAATAATTTTTAAAGAATTATAACTATTTCACTTTTAAAGGTGTGATAACCTATAATAAATTATTAATCTGCTTCAATATATTCTTCCATAGCACACATATAATTTAAGTTGTTAGCTGTCCTGTAATAAATCTTGGAACAAGTTAATCTTGCCCAGCCCTCAGAAGCGATAGTATCAACATTAGTGTCTATACCAACTAAATCTGTTCCTGTTCCTGCGACTACTGTAAGAACTATACCACTTGTTGAAGTAGCATTGTGAATTATCCACGCCCTACTATCTCCAACATCAGGTAAAACTTGCATCATAGTACTGGTTGCAGGTAATGTAAGAGTATAAGAAGCAGTATTAACTACAAAATCAATCTGACTATTTTCTATTAAATCAGAGGCTTCTAAGGTTGATGATGTTCCTGAAGTAGATGTTGCTAACGCTGTTCCGCCTGTTGTAAGACTTCCGTGAATACGAATATCACTATACATATCTGGTCCAGGAAACCCACCTAAACTAACTTCTTCTGGCATATTTTGTGCAACTTCATTAATAATCTGGTCTCCTTCAAAATAGTTAGTGGTATTTAACGAATAAGCAGCTACTATACTACCTATTCCCAAAACAGCAATCAATGAAATTACTACGTAGAATATTCCATTGTTAATTTTTCTTTTCATAGTTTTATAATTAATTATTTACGACCTTTAATCGGCAGCAATATACTCATCTAAGGAACAAGCAAAATTCAAATTATTTGCTGTTCTATAATAAATCTGCCAACAATCTAATTTCGCCCAAGACTCAGCAGCAAGTACCGAAGTAGATTTATCTATATCTACTAAGTCAGTTCCAGTTCCAGCAACAATTCTAAGAGTTGTTGTAGTTGATACATTATGGATTAGCCAAGACCTATAATCACCGATATCAGGTAAAATCTGTGTCATTGTGCTTGTGGCTGGTAATACATACTCGTAATTAACCCCAATAGAATATAAGTCAATTTGGTTGTAATTATTCAAATCAGCAAACGCTAAAGTAGTTGTAGCTATTCCTGTCGTTGATGTAGCCAAAACTGAACCACCAGTAGTCAAATTACCGTGTATTCTTATATCGCTATATAAATCTGGACCTGGAAAAGCTCCAAGAGTTGCTTCTTTTGGAGTAAATTGAACAGCCTCGTTAATAATTTGGTCGCCCTTAAAATAATTTGTTACATTCATTGAATAAGCAGTGGCAATACCACTAACAGCGAAAACAGCAACAATAGCAATTATTCCATATAAAATCTTATTTTCTTTTCTTTTTGCCATATTTTTTAGATTTTGATTTTTTAGAAGAGGTTACGACTACTTCCTCTTTTTTTCTTTTTGTTTTTCTTTCCGCTTCAGCTTCTAAGATTTGTTTATCTTGAAGTGAAGGTAGTTTTTTGTCAAATAACATAATGTTTTATATTAATTATTAATCTTGATTAGTAATAATTTGTACCCAAGCTGAAGTAGATGAACCACTTATTCTTAATCCTAAACATTCATAATTAAGATTTTCTAAAGTAGCTTCTCTACCTGTTTCTGCCACTGGGTCAGTCCATACTAAAGTTGAAGAAGCATTAGTCCAAGCAGTATCGTGAACAGTATTAGTTAAATGATCACTAATATCAAACCAATTAATGTCGCTAATTATAATAGTATCAGCCATTGTAGTAGTAGTAGAAGCTGTATCACAATCATTATCATTAGATGCTAAAAAGGTCATAGTTAGATTATTTCCTGTAGTAGAAGCAAGAGTAGCTTCAACTGTATAAATAGCTCCATTTACTAAATGCCCAACTTTAATAGGATAAAGAGTAGATGCTGATTGACCACCTGTCCTTGTTGTATTGAAATCAACAGAAGTAGTTGTAGTTCCTACTCTAGTTCCAATTAAATCAACAGGATAAGCTGATATAATTGATTGACCTCCAAACATTGTTTCAGGTTCAACGATTTCTACTTGTCCTACAAGTTCTTTAATTTCTGTCGGTGTTCCGTTCAAAGTCATAGCACTTGCTATTCCGACCACTAGCAATAAAGCTATACTTGAAATGATAATTGTTTTTTTCATAATTTTATGTTAATTATTATCTTGCTTCGTTGGTTTCTTCTATTTGTTTAACTGGTTCTTCAATTAGTTTTTCCATTTCTTTAAAGGCAAGTTCTATTGCTCTTGTTCCTTCAACAATAGTCTTTACCTTTTCACCTAACTCTTCGTTGCTTATCTTAAAATCTTGACCTGCTTCATTCATCATTAAACCATATACCCAATTTTTTCTTGGCTCTAGTTCCTTATCTTGTTCTACTCTACCTACTTTATAAATGTCTGCTAAAAGAACCTTTTTAACTGCCCCTACCATCGCTTTGTTATTAAGAAACTTTTTAATGGCTACTTCTTCTATTTTGTTTAAATTGTCAATCATACTTGTTGAGTTAAATTATTAATTGGTGCTTCTTGTTGTGGTATTTGAGCTGGTTGTTGAAGTTGTGGCTTCTTAGGAGTTGAACCAAAATCTATTGGACTTAATCCTGCTCCTTCAATTATTTCATTGAATAATTTGGAAAGTTTAGGGTCATCTAAGGCACTCTGTCCTGTATTAGGGTCTACTGAACCTATAATCTGTCTAAATACATTGACTAACTTGTCTGTATAACTTGCCATATCCTTTTGTTTACCACTAATATTTATCTTTACGGCTATAGGTGCGTTCTTAAACTCATCCTTTATAATTTCAATAAACTTCTTATTGTCCTTCATAAATTCTTCTCTGGTTTCTTCCTTGAACGCTTCTATCTCTTCTGGGTCTATAATTTCACCTGCTAGTATTTTATCTACAATCTTTTGGTTAGACCTTTTAATAGATAAGTTTTCAGCTATCTTCTGCATATCATCAAGTTCCAAAGTTGATAGCCACTTAGTTCCTTTAGTAATCTGCTTAATAATATAAGGAATAAACCAATCTCTATATATTTCTTCTAAGAATTTAGCGTGTTTACCTATACGATAATTATGTAAGCTATGGCTCTCTGCTGATTGAAACTCTACCGACTTAAACGGAGTATTAGCTTTAGGAGCTTCACCCATAATAGCTTCTTGAGCTGCTCCTGTGCTTCTAGCGTGGTCTAACCATTCTTCATCCCATTTATCAAATAAAGCTATATTGCGAGGATAACTATCAACTTGACCTACTTTCTTACCATCATCTACAGTTAATATCTCAAGGTTCTTCATTCCTTTTAAGCCTGTTGGATGTCTAGCTTGTAATTGGTCATCATCAGTCTGTAAAATAACTTTAGAAGCGGCATCTAATAAGTTCTTTTTCTGTATCTGAGTATAATTAATCCATACTTGGTCTTCAAATAACTCTTCTATTCCACCCCTACCGCAAGCCCTGTTATGTATCTTATCTCTCTTATCAAGTTTAAAAGGACTTTTATCTTCTTTAGCTCTGAATAATACCATTCCTTTTCTATCTCCCTTATCATCTTTATAAAAGCAAACAACGTGGAATTGTCTTGAATATGTTTTAGTTTCTGTATATTTATATTGATCTTGTAAGTAGTTATCAGGTAATGTTCCGTGAACTTCATAAATCTTAATGTCTTTGCCTGATATATCTCCTTTATCATTAAGAGCAAACTCAATAACTTCATCAATCGTATTGGTTGCTCCATTAACCTTTTCACCCCAACCCCTTGATTCCATTTCTTTAAGCTCATCAGGAGAATATAAGTGAAGTATTCCAATAGGACTACTAAGAATATCGTTCTGATTACAAAAAGCTATGTCCTGTAAGTGAACAATATCAGGCTTAGCTTCATCTATATCTTTAACTAATACTGCTCCCAAGTCTATGTTTTCTTCTTTCTCTTCGTCTATAAAAGTATCTATATCATTCTCTACTACAAACACATCATCATGATACTTTTTAACAAGAAAGGAGAGATGATATAAATTAGGGTCATCTACATAAAGCATAATATCCTTTACGTCTATATCTTCTGCTCTATACTCTAAATTAAGAATAGGAAGGATTATGTTTTTTACTGGCTTGTTTACATCATTACCTGTAGTTAGTTGCCCATTCTTATAGAATATGGAAGTAGTTATATGCTCCTTCATTGACCAATTCCAACCATCAATAATCTTAACAGCTGTTTGATATTTAGTTTCTTCCTTAGTTATATATTCGAAGATGTCTATTGGTTGGTTATTCATTTATTTAAGAAATAATAATAAGTTCTTAGCTAATATCTCTCTGTAATAGTCTTTTTCGTGAAACAATCTATTCATTCTTGGGATATTCATATGTCTATTAGTTTTCTTTCCTTTATACTTTACTTCTAACATACCAGGAGTTTTAATAAACTCTGGTTTCTTTAATCTACCAAGAGCTTTCATAAGAGTGCTACCTTCTGCCTTTATCTCTTCTCTTTTAGTGTCATAATACTTATGACCTATTGTTAGTTTTGCTTTAAACATATTATCTTGCGGGGTTTACTTCTTCCCCATAATTATAAATTATTGGTGGTTTTAATGGTTCTGGCTTATAAGTATAAATAGCATATCTTATAGCATCCATCAGATGGTCATTCTCTTTAATTGGGTCTTCTTTATCCTTTATGCTGTCTATATCAGGATAAGCATATAAATTAAACTCTTCTTGGATATATTTACAGGTATTGTAAACCTTAAACTTATTCTGCCTTATTAAGTCTCTAACACAATCAATTCCTTTAATAATACTACCTGCTCCCTTATAGACTTCTCTAAACCTAACTCCAGCTCTTCTCATTTCTTCTAATCTGTCAGGTTCTGCTGGATCAGGATACCAAAATCTAACCTTATATTCATTTTGGAAATACTTACATCGTTCTATAATCTCACTCGTAGTCTTACCTGACTTATAATATTCGTCTATTACAAAGTAATCATTATCAGGTGTTATTCCTATTACTGCTATGGCGGCTGGATGACTATAACCCCAATCAATACCACCTATTACTTCTTTAAACTTACCAGGGACAGGAGCTATTATATCTTGTGGACTAAAATCATCATAAACAAGTCCTTCCATTTTCTCAAACAATCCATCATATCTACGCTTGAAAGTCCTGGCGTCCATTGTAGATTTAACTCTTTGATATTCTTCTTCAGGAAAATAGGGATTATCTTTACTCTTAAACTGAACTACTTTAAACTCTGGTACTTTATTCTGCCAAGCCTTATAGAAATCAGTATAAAGCCAATTAAGCGTGTAAGGTGTAGTTGTTATAAACAAATCTCCCTTTAATATACTAAGTCTACCCTGTAAGTTAATCCAAGCATCAAGTTTCATTTGTCCTGCTTCATCTGCCCAAGCCCAGCGTAAAGTCATACCTTCAATTACATTAGGATTTTCTGTTGACCTAATAAAGATAGTTCCCCTGTTAGGTATTACTATTTCATTATCTCCTTTCTTATAATACTTCTTAAGGTCAGGATTAATCTCAAAGAACTTAGGTATTGTACTTTGCGTTAGAATCTTATAAGTTGGAGCAACTATTAAGCCACTATCTTCAGGATACTTATCAAACATTATTCTACTCCAAACAGAACCAGCAATAGTTTTACCAGATTGAAGTCCTGCTACTAAAGCTACAAACCTTTCTTTAGCAAATATAGCTTCATCTTGATACTTATGCAGACTTATTGTCTTTGTCTCCACTTTCATAAGGTTTAACTATCACTTGTAAAATGTTTCCATCCTCACCAATAACTGGTTGTGGAGCTTTACCAAAGTTCTGCTCTAACAAAAACTTAGCCATTATTACATCACCTTTCTTAGCTTTATTTATTGCAACCGCCATTATATCTCTAATATCATCATCATTCATAAACTGTCTAATCTGCGGTCTTGTTTTACTACCAAAAGGTCTTCCACCTTTACTCATATATATTTTGGTTAATATCTTTTATTTTATTTAATCTTAGATAAAATTAACTTAACTTTTCCCCATTCAACATCCCAAATTGAACCCTCACAATCATATTTTATATCTTTATATCCTTCTGTAAAATCTGCTATCATTCCTCTATCTGGATATTCTATATCTTTAA